CTGCGCTCAAGATGTGTATGGATAGAGCGCTGCCTGTGTCTATGTTTGAGAAGGATAAGGGCGCTAGGTCTGCTGTCACTATCAACATCACTGGCATTGGTGACACTCCTATTGTCAACCGTGTCAACGAAGAGGTTATTGATGTCTGACCTTAACTTTAGTCTGCTCCCTTGGCAACGTGAGGTCTTTACCGACAAGTCACGGTTTAAGGTTGTTGCTGCTGGCAGGCGGTGTGGGAAATCTCGCTTGGCAGCTACCGCACTCATCATTGAGGCGCTACAATGTCCTGCGGGTTCAGCAGTCTTGTATGTGGCTCCAACGCAGGGACAGGCACGTCAGATTATCTGGGATGTGTTGATGGAGATTGGCAGGGAAGTCATTGCTAATTCCCATGTGAACAACATGGACATCACTATGATAAACGGAGCCAAGATTTATGTCCGTGGCGCTGATAGGCCAGATACGCTGCGCGGTGTGAGCTTGACTTACGCTGTGCTTGACGAGGTTGCGGACATCAAGCCCGAAGCCTGGGAGCAAGTTATCCGCGCTTCTCTGTCTGACAAGAAGGGCCGCGCTATCTTCATTGGCACTCCCAAGGGCCGCAACTGGTTCTATGACCTGTTCAAGCTAGGCCAGAAAGAAGATGATAATGATTGGAAGTCTTGGCACTTTACAACTAAGGACAATCCGCTGATTGACCCTGATGAGATTGAGTCTGCCAAGAAAACGCTAAGTACCTTTGCTTTCAAGCAAGAGTACCTAGCTTCCTTTGATAACGCTGGTAGCGATACCTTTAAGGATGAATGGATAAAATATGGCGTGGAACCCGAACACGGTAGCTACTTCATTGCAATCGACTTGGCTGGCTTTGAAGAAGTGGCTAAACAAGCTGCTAATGCGAAAAAGCGATTAGACGAGACCTCAATCTGCATTGTCAAGGTCACTGAAGACGGTAAGTGGTTTGTCAAAGAGATTGACCACGGAAGATGGGACATCCGTGAGACTGCCTCCAAAATCGTGATGAAGATGCGGGATTACCGCCCAATTAGTGTTGGAATTGAGCGAGGAGCGCTAAAAAACGCTGTTTTGCCGTATCTGTCGGATTTGATGCGGAAAAATAATGTATATTCCCACATAGTTGACCTGACCCACGGCAATCGGAAAAAGACGGACAGAATTATCTGGAGTCTCCAAGGACGTTTTGAACATGGGCGCATCATCCTGAATAAGGAAAAGGATTGGGATGTTTTCATCGACCAACTCCTGATGTTCCCAGCGCAAGGCGTACATGATGACTTGCCAGATAGTCTTGCATACATTGACCAACTAGCCGTAACATCCTACTATGAGCAGGATGAAGACGATGAAGAGTGGCAACCGATGGACGTTATTTCGGGAATATAGATGGCAAAACTTGAACAAAACGATTTTGACGAGCCGACTCCAGAAGACAAGGAGTTAGTCGCTTTTGTCACCGACCATTGTGACCGCTGGCGCGATTATCGTAATACCAACTTCCTTGATGACTACCTAGAGTACGAGCGTATCTTCCGTGGCGAATGGGCCGCTGAGGACAAAACCCGCGAATCTGAGCGTAGCCGTATCGTAACTCCTGCTACCCAGCAAGCAGTAGAGACTCGCCATGCGGAAATCATGGAAGCTATCTTTGGTCAAGGTGAGTTCTTTGACATTGAAGATGATATCAAGGACGTAAACGGTACTCCAATTGATGTTGCTGCGCTTAAGGCGCAGATGATGGAAGACTTCAAGAAGGACAAAATCAGGAAGTCTATTGACCAGATTGAGCTAATGGCTGAAATCTACGGCACTGGCATTGGTGAAATTGTTGTCAGCATGGAAAAGGAGTTCACTCCTTCTACGCAGCCGATTCCAGGTCAGCAAGGGCAAGCTGCAATTGGTGTTACTGAAAAAGAACGTGTTGGCGTAAAGATTGTTCCAGTAAATCCCAAGAACTTCTTGTTTGACCCCAATGGCACATCAGTCGATGACTGTATGGGTGTTGCCATTGAGAAGTACGTCTCTATACACAAAATCGTGCGTGGCATTGAGCGTGGCATTTATCGTAAGGTAAACATTACGCCTACTTATGATGACACAGACCTTGAGCCAACTCAAGAGGTCGTGCAGTTCCAAGATGAAAAAGTGGTGCTACTGACCTACTACGGCCTGGTTCCACGCGAGTACCTGAAGAAGGCGAATGAGGAAATTGAAGTCCTATTCCCTGAAGACTCAGTTGCCGAAGAATACCAAGATATGGTAGAGGCAATCGTAGTCATTGCAAACAATGGGATGTTACTCAAAGCAGAAGAAAACCCATACATGATGAAAGACCGTCCTGTCTTGGCCTACCAAGATGACACGGTTCCGAATCGTCTACTGGGTCGTGGCACTGTGGAAAAAGCCTTCAATATGCAAAAAGCTATTGATGCACAGGTTCGCAGCCACTTGGACTCGCTTGCGCTAACCACATCGCCCATGATTGCGGTGGATGCCACCCGCCTTCCCCGTGGAGCCAAGTTTGAAGTCAAGCCTGGAAAGGCTTTCCTGACAAATGGAAATCCATCAGAAATTTTAATGCCATTTAAGTTTGGCAATACGGATGGCAATAACCTAGCGACCGCCAAAGACTTTGAGCGTATGTTGCTACAAAGCACTGGAACGCTGGATTCGCAAGGCATGGTATCCAATGGTGCGCGTGACATGGGCCAAGGCGGTATGTCAATGGCTGTTGCGTCCATCATCAAGCGGTACAAGCGCACCTTGGTGAACTTCCAAGAGGATTTCCTCATTCCGTTCATCAACAAGGCGGCTTTCCGTTTCATGCAGTTTGACCCAGAGCGTTATCCCTCTGTGGATATGAACTTTGTGCCGACTGCTACGCTTGGAATCATTGCCCGTGAGCATGAGCAGCAGCAATTCATTGGCCTATTGCAGACTCTTGGCCCGAATACACCTGTTTTGCCGTTGATTTTAAAGGGAATTTTGAACAATTCCAGTTTGACCAACCGCTATGAGCTGATTGCTGCACTTGAGCAAATGAGCCAAGTTAACCCACAAGCTCAAGAAATGGAGCAAATGAAGACGCAACTGGCTCTTCAAGCTGCTCAAGCACAAATTGCGGTCAATACGACTCAAGCAGAGCAGAATCGTGCAGAGGCTAACAAGCTCAACACTGAGGCGCAGCTTATGCCGCAGGAATTGCAGGCTAAAGCACTGGCTGCTGCTACCAAGAATCTTCCTCAACAGTCAGATGCCAACCAAGTTGAGTTCGACAAGCGCGTAAAAATCGCTGAATTGATGCTTAAAGAAGCCGACATCAAGAATAAGTCCAAGATTGTTGAGTTGCAGATGCAAGATAAAAGCTCAAAAATGGAGCAAGACTTCCTGAATCGCATCACTACGGAAATGCAGTAATGAATATTCTTGAAGAAGTAGGAAAGATGTCTGCTGAAGAGCAGATGGCTATGGCATCCGCTATACAAAAAGCCGCTTCCGATAGACTTCAACAAAGTCGCAGTGATAACCTTGGAAAAAGCGTAGAAGTTGTTGTTCAGGGTCTAAAGAAAATCAAATCTGACCTTGAGACTCGTTTTGATGAGCTAAACAATGTCATGCAGACTAAGGTTGGCGCCATTGTCAAAGGAAGAGATGGCGAGCCAGGGCGTGATGGCAAAGACGGGCAAGATGGACGCATTGGAGTTGATGGTATTCAAGGCCCATCAGGAGTTTCTGGAGAAGATGGCAAAGATGGCGAAGATGGCATAAGCGTTGTAAACGCATTTGTAGACTTTGATGGTGGTCTTACCATTGTTCTTAGCGATGGACGTGAAATCAATGCTGGCGAAGTCATCCCAATGGATGTTGCAGAGAAGATTAAGGTCATTACAAATGGTGGCGGCACTTCTCAGTCAGTTTTAGACTCTATTGCAAGTTTGCAGTCTCAGATAGATACGCTTATTCCAAGTCAAACTGGAAATAATGGCAAATATCTAACAACAAATGGCACAACAACTTCATGGGCATCTGTTAGCGGAGGAGGAAGCGTAACTTCCACTTCTGTAGTTTCTGCAAATGGATTTGCTGGAACTGTAGCGAATGCAACTACGACACCTGCTATTACTGTATCGACTAGCATTACAGGCGTTCTGAAGGGCAACGGCACTGCAATTTCTGCTGCTACGTCTGGAACTGACTATTCTGCTGGCACATCAGCTTTGGCAACAGGAATTTTAAAATCCACAACAACAACTGGCACATTATCTATTGCTGTTGCGGGAGATTTTCCAACATTAAATCAAAACACTACAGGCTCTGCGGCTACCTTAACCACTACCCGCGCAATTTATGGAAATAACTTTGATGGGTCTGCCGCCCTAACTCAAGTTATCGCTTCAACTTATGGTGGTACAGGTAACGGTTTTGCTAAGTTTTCTGGGCCAGCTACAGCAGAAAAAACTTTTACCCTGCCTAATGCTACAGCTA